ATGAAAGAAATAATAGAAAAGGTATTAGAGAATAAATCTCTTACTGTGTTTTTAGGGATTTTTGTTTTAGCTTTATTGTTTGGGTGGATTGGTGGATAAGATACACGACACTATTACAAACCCCTCGCATTATACAAAAGGCAGTATAGAGCCTATTGACTTTATTATTTCTCAAGACATGAACTTTTGTATTGGGAACGCTGTTAAGTATCTTGCGAGGTATCGTTGGAAACATCAGGGTGAAGGTCAAATACAAGACCTAAGAAAAGCCATACAAAATATACAAATGCAGATTGACAGTATGATTGATAAAGACATTAAATGAGTAAAGTCAGTAGAATTATTAAAAGAAATGAGCCTAAAGAAGCCATTTTTAAAACTATAGTACAAGATTTTTACAAAGAAAACCCTGATGTAGATATAGCAACTGTATGTATCTATGAAGGTAAACCTAAACGATCAGAAGCACAAAGTAACTTATACTTTCATTGGAAAGATATATTAGCTTCTGAATTATGGGGAGGCGGTGGTGAAAATAAAAAACAAATGCACAAGCATTTAAAAAAAGAATTTATAAATAACCGCTCTACTAAAGAATTAAATGTTATGGAGTTTGTTGATTTTTTATGTGATGTAGAAATGTTTGCAAACTCTGAAGGTATTACTTTTCAGCATACTGATGAATATAAGATTGCAGTCTTTGGAATCCAGCCTTAATAAGACTTATAACAAATAAGTTGTTTGAAGTTTGACTTAAAGTATGCTATAAGTTATACTTGTAGGATGTCAAAAGAAAAAGTCAAGCAAAACATCATTAACTTTAAAGTAGACGATGACGATTTAGCGTTTATTGATGCTAAAGCTAAGAGATATGGATTATCTCGTTCAGCTATGATTAAGTATTTTGCACTTAATGGTGAGTTTACTACCAGGATGGAAGAACAGTTAAAACATCCTAAACTTTAGTTTAAAGGTTCTAGCCTTCCGAACTCATCCATAGCTTCAATATACAGTTCTTCATCAAACCCAGTTGGATTAAACATGCTAACTAATTTAGGGTTGTAAAAGCGTGGATGGTCTTTTCTGTAATAATCGTAATCAAAATTCTCTTCATACTCACTTGTAAATCCTTTAGTCATAAAACCTACACCTGCTATAGATGATAATAAACCTAAAACTCCTAAAGGTAATAAAGGTGCTGGCATTATAAACTTATCCTTCTAGTTGGTTCAAAACTAACAAAATCATTTTCTTTTTCCATAGGTCTTGTACTCCAAGCTGGTGATTCACCGTATAAGTTAATAGCTTCTTGGTATCCTTCCTCTGTATCCCAATACGGATCGTCTGTATTAACACTCCAAAAATTACTACCTTCTGCCATCATGTAACCTGGTTTTTCTGAAGGTGGTGGCTCTATTGTTTCTGTCGGATTGCCTGTAAATTGTCTGGCTCTACCTTCTGTGTTTAGCATACCTTGACCAATAACTGCTCTTTCAACAGCCAGGTCTTTCATCTTCATTTCATCTTGCTTACGCAATCGGTCGATGTAGTTTTGAAAACCTTTAATTTTTTGTGGCGATACAACTGCATCATAAACATCAGGGTTAGATGTTGCTTGAAACATATCTGGCTGTGTTTCTGCCATAAAGCGTGTCATCATTGTTTGATATTTATCTGACATTATTGAAACTCCTTATATTGTTCTTCACCAACTCCCGTAAACATAGCAAGTAATTTTGTAGCTATTCCTCCACCTGCTTTTGATTTGTAACCAGTTTTCATACCTTGTGCCAGCCATCTAACAGCATCTTTGTCAGTAAGTATTCTTGACAAAACAGCAGGTGATAAAGTTAATAATCCTACAGTTGATAAACTTGCAATATTTGCATCTTGTGTTGCCCAGAAAACAGCAGGCAACGAAAGAACTAATTGCGCTTGAGAAACTGTAACCATAAAGCTACCAACACCTTCAGGTCTTTTTTGAGCAAATTCAAGTGCGCTTACAAATTGTTTTATTCCCTGCCTTTGGCTTTTTGTAAAAGCAGCTTTAAATGTTTCATTATCTGGAGTATTAGGAATAAACATTTTCTTTAAATTTGTAATGTTCATTTCTCTACTAGCGACATCTTGTGCCATGCCTTGAGCAATTTTTTCAGTACCAGCTTGTGTTAATTGTGTTGCAGTAGTATCAGTAGCACCACCTAAAATACTTTTTAAATAACCAGATTGCATTGTTTGCCAGGTCTTATCAAAATTAACTGCATTAGGCTGACCTTTAGTTATTTTTTGTGCATACCTTAAAGCAATTCTTGCATTTTGTATGTCAGTTTGATTTCCAGTTTTAAAAATTTGAGCGCCAACTTCTTCAGGATTTTTCATCATTAATCCTGCCATAAATTTATTGCTTAACCTTTCTTTACCTGTTTTCCAAAAAGAATTAGCTGCTCTATAAGCCTCCTGAAATTCTAAACTTTGTGTATCTCTTGCAGCAATATCTAAAATTAAATCTATTTTGCTAGATAATGCTTTAACTGCTCCAGCATCTTTAGGATTAAATGAAGTTAAATTTTTATTTTCAAAATTTCTTACTTTAGCTAAATAATTACTTCTTAATTCTTGAGCAGCACTAAACGAGATTCGATCAGGCATTTCTAAAATTTTTTCCATTTCTTTATATCGCCAATCTGTTTGTAAATTTTTTGTGCCTTCAATTTTTTTTAATTCAGTTTTAGCCCATTGTTTCAAACTTTTAGTTTTTACAGGTTGTACAATTTCTTTAGTTGTTGTTTTTGTGACGCTATTTAACATAGAGCCATCTACACCAACAATAGGAGATTCGTTTACAGTTGTTTTAGTTACAGATTTTTTTGTTTCAACAAACATGTCATCTAGGCTTTTAAACATGTCTCCACCTAAAATTCTGTGTTGACTAGAAGCTACATCAACAGCACTTTGATAAGCTCTTCCTTGTGCTTTAATTGGTAAAGTTGCTGCTGCATCTAAAAAATTATTTGCATAAGCATTAACATAGTTATCTATAGCTTTAGCATTATCTAATCTTTGTTGTCTTAAACCCGTTCCACCCCATGCTGATTCGGCAAGGCCTTCTAATGTGTCAACTAATTTACCATCGACAACTTGTGATGCAGTCAACTGTCCATCAGATTGTTTAATTATTCTTCTAATATAATCAATATTTTCATAGTTATCACCCATAGCCTTTTTAAAACCATAGCCTGCTGCACTAAAACCTGCTTGCCCTAAAGCCTCATATATTGCTTGCCTATTTCCAGCATCCCAAGCACTATCTAAAGCCTCTGCCCAGCCATATCTGTTAACATCGCCTTGTGCAACACTTTGTACAGTATCGCCAACAGCACCACCAAACCAAGAAGATACAACACCAGAAGCGTATGGAATTGCATAACTAAGTACTTTTGCACCTTTACTAACAGGACTAGGTACAACAGCAGAAGCAATATCAATGCCTTTTTTAAGGCCATATATTGCTGCACTCATACCGCCAATTTCTTCACCATAATTGTTTCTAGTTCCAAAATTCATTTTGTCTGATTGATTGCGACTTATAGACTCATTTAAAAATTCTTGTCCACTTGTTGCACCAGAAACAACTTCTCCTGAACGCGAATAAGTTGGGAAATAACTTTCAACTATCGGATCATTATTTTTTGTTGGTGTTTGTCCTACAATTTCATCTGTGTCTTTATAACTCACATTAAACTCCTATTGACTTCTTTTTCTAATATTGCCATCACCATCTTTATAAAATCCACCTATGGGTATTTGGTTTCTTTGTTGAGGATCGTCTGGATTAGTTAAAGTTACATATTGTCCTTGATTAGCAAAGTATCGATTAACAACAATCGGCTCATAACCACCTATAACATTCTGTTCTGTTTTGTTAGTGTAATCTCTAATTCTTTTTACCCAAGATGCAAATTGAGCTGAAGTTGTTAATCCTGAACTATATTCGTTTTGTAGTCTTTGCCATTCAGCATCAGTTACAGCTAAACCAGAACGATCTTTTAACACCTTGTTGATTAATGTAGTGGCTGTATCTGCAAAATATCTTGCTTGTTCACCAACCGTACCAGGCAATAATCTTTGACCTCTTTTAATTGTAGACCAGCCTGGGATTGAACCTTCAAAAACTATAGTGCCATCTGGTGCTTCTGCTGCTGTCATGTATTGACCAATTAATTGCTCAACAGGAGTTAATATGTCGTTCATAGTACCAACACCACTATCTACATAGTTTTCACTTAATCTTTCTATAGATTTAACAATTAAGTTTTCACTTTGTATAGCATTAGCAGAATCTTTATCAACACTTTTCATCAAGTCAGAAAACACATCTGTACCAGCTAAACCACCTTGTATTAACTTAGATGCTAATTCAACTTTTTGTTTTTCATTTTGTGGCAGACCAAATTCTCTATATATTTCTGCTGCTTTTTCTTCAGGGTTTTTAACACTGACATCGTTGTTAAATACTCGTGAGCCATTATCTTCGTAATACCATTTGTCATCTTCTCTCTTAACCATTTTTCTTGATACACCCTCATCGTTAATAAGAGTCATATCTCTAGCATCATAAATTCGGCCTCCAACAGTAATTGTTGGTATTTTTTCTTTAGAGCCTGGCAGCATAGCTTCTCTAGTAACTGCATCGTATACAACACCATTTTGTGTAAATGTTTCAATGTCTGCGTATTCGCTTTCTATTGCATCTAATTTAATTTTTTGTTCTGCTGGCGATAAAGCTATAAAGTTTGGATCGTTTGCTAACATAGATAATTGGATTTCTTTTGCTGAACTAAACTTTTGTATATTCTGATTTCTATCAATCCATATAGCAAATCCTTCTTTAGTAGGATTCATAGTAGTATTGCTATAATTTCTCCACTCTGTTGTTTGCTCTACATTATTGCCAGCATTATTTAAATATGCTAAATACTCTGCGCCTGTAGGAGTTGCATCAGTTCTTTGGTATTCAGCGTAAGAATTTGGAACTTGACTAGGGTTTATAGTATCAAAATATGCTTGCCTTTCTTCTTCTGGAAGAGCCATGCCGAATTCATAATTTCTAATTTTGTCAGTTTTTTCATCTTTAGCTTGAGGCAATTCTTTCATCAAATTTAAAATGCTATTTGCATGTTCTGTGTAACCATTTATATACAACTCATTAATTGCTTTTTGATAATCAGCACGGGTTTTCATATTTGGATATTTTGATAATATGCTTTGTAGTTTTGCATCTTTAGCTGCTTTTGCTTTAGCTTCTGCAACAACAGGCTCTTCAATGCCAAGCATACTTCTTGTACCTTGCCTCATTCTTTCAGCACCTTTTGCAGCTAAGAATACTCCGCCTCTGCCTCGTGTTCTATTTGCAGCTTCTTCAGCAACTCTTAATCTTTCATTGGCTAATAAGCCTTCGTATTCTTCTGCCATTGTTTCTCCTAAAAAAGTTTGCTTAACATTCCGCCAATTGGATTTACAGCCATACCAAGTAAATCAGCAAGACCACTTCCTTTTTCTGCTCTAGCATCACCTGCATCTTGATAAGCAGTATTTAAATATTCTGGTGGCGGTACATTAACACCTAAAGAAACTGCATCTGCTATGCCTTGACTGTTAACACGATCACTACCATAAATAGAATTTATTAAAGCATTGTAATTAGCAACTTTTGCGTTTTCCATGTCTTGGCCTTGTGCTATGTAACCTGCTCTTTCGGCTGTATTAGCAAAATTTTGATTTTGTACTGTTGCTCCATATAGATTGTTTCCAACATTAGAAACATCTATGCCTCTAGCATTCATCATTTCTAATACTTGTGCTTTTTCTCTATCTTGTGCTAAATTTCTAGCACCTGAAGCTTGGTTGTACATATAGTCAGCATATTCATAAGGATTCATTTGACCTATTAGATTACCCATATTGTTTACACCAGCATATAATCCAGATAACATCCCTTCTCGTCTACCACTTAATTTTTGTTTAACTGTTTGTGTTTCAGGATCAAAATAAGTTTCAACATCTCCGCCAGTAACATTACCTGCTTGTGCAGCAGCCAAAGTATCTCGCCAATCACCTTTAATTTGATTAACACGATCATCTTGTATTTTTTGACCAAACATACTTTCGCCTAACCCAATACCAGTTTTTATTACATCTTCCATGTTAATAGTAGGTGTAGCTTGAGCCTCGAATGGGTTTTTTTGCTTATAAAAATTATTTTTACCCATTGATCCAAATGCTTCTGTTTCAAATCCCATCTTAATCTCCTATGCTGTGCGTTTCCACATATATACAGTTATATATGGTTGTAAGTTATTGTGTGCTGCTCCACCACCAGTTGAGCCTGTATTGGTTGTTGCTGCTCCACGAAGTCCATTAATATCGTGAATACTCATAGCCTCATTCGTAGTTGATTTACCATAAGTGTGAGTGTGAGCAGGCATTTCAGAAATAGTTAATGTATGTGTTTTAGCACCACCTGTTTCTTCTACTGTATTAAAGTCACTATCACTACCATCAACACCAACAAGAACTTTACCAGCACCAAAAGCTGTCCATGTTGTGCCACCTACTGCTGCAACTACCGCTGCTGAATTTGCATAAGCAGTTGTTGTTGTAAATATTGCACCTACTGGATAAGCAGGATTAGCTGCTATAGCTGCTGTTACAAATTCTGTAGTTGCTACTTGTGTTGTATTAGTTCCTGGATTTGCTGTTACAGCACTGAATGATTCAGCAGCATCTCCGTTAATATCTGCTTTAGTGTTAACTGCTGTTCTTACTGCTACAAATTCTGTATTAAAATCTGCTCCAGATATTACTTTAGCAGCACTTGAATCAGCTAAAGAGTCTTTGCCTGCCCAATCTACTGAAATTATATAATCACTCATCGTATTTTTCCTTGTTTATGTAAAAGCGTTAAGTCTTGAAGTGAAGCATCAAAACCATTAGAAGTTATATTTATTTCTATCTTAAGGTTTTTAGCTGAACCTGTTAATGGAGTTTTGTATTCTTGTAGTCCATATACAGGTTTGTAAGTTACACCTGATTTGCCATACAAAGATGTACTAGCACCCCATAAAGCAGTTGTTCCCGTTGTAACTGGATTTAATGTTATTGATGTTGTACTAGAAGATGTAGGACTATAATCTTTATACCACTTTAATCCTAAAGTTGCTCCAGAACCGCCCTCTAAAACCATAAATAATCTTTTAAGTAAAGATGCTGCAACTGACTGACCTAAATTGATCCAAGTAGTTGCTATACTGCTCGTATATGCTGCATCAGTAACTGTTGTGCCATTTGATGCTAAATCGCTATCAAAATATCCTTCATAACCTGCAAGACCTCCATCTTTTTGTCCTACTAACAAACCATACAACTCTGTATACGCTAAACTGGCTGGCTCTCTATTATTGTCAAAAGTCCATGTTGTTATGCGTGGTGCTTGATTAGGTGTAAAGTGTTTAAAGTCAAAAACATAAGTAATATTGCTATCAACAAAAGAAAGAATGTATATTCCTTCATTCTCAACATAGACTGCTTTTACATTTGTGCTTTGTCCTACATTTCTAATAAGCGTATCTTTAATATTAAGAGACAAATCTTGCATTGGTAGTTTGTCTTTTTCTGTAGTACGACCAAGACTTCTTAACCCTGTGCTTGATAAAAATACAAGATCATCACCAATAGCTTGGACACTATCTCTTGACACGCAGCCTACACCTTTGATAACTTCGTTAAGTGCCATATCATCAATAATGCTTGGACTGTCATATATAGCAATATTGTTTGTACCAAAAACAACTAACTTACCCATAAACGGTGCTATAGCTATTATGTCATCTACACCCCAAACAGTTTTTAAATCTATAAAGCCACCATTAGAAGCACCGTTTTCTGCTGTTGTTCTAAAATCATCAGCATCAAGTAAAGTAGAGTAGTAAAGTACATCTTTACCTGAAGCTACACCGCCAACCCACATTCGACCATAGAACCCCATGCCACAACTAGGTTTAAATTCACCAGACGAAATACCAGTAGGTCTATGTGCATTGTCAAATGCTGCCCATTTAGAGCCTGAACCTTGAGAGCCATCATATCTTTGAGGCACTATGCCTTCATGAATGCAAGTTAGTCTACGATTAAATTCAATAAACTGCCAATTACCTGTTGAATTAGCAACTGTATGTTTAACATCAGCACCGCTAGTAGGGAACGCAGCATCAGTATCAGTAAAATCAACTGTGTAAATTGAAGTGCCATAACTAGCAAATACTTTGTTTGTGTTATTGTCGTTATGTTCAACTAAGGATGCTATAGCTGTGCCACTAGGAGCAACCTTTTGTTTTAACCCTTTTCTAAAAGCGATACGACCAGACTCTCTTATCACTACATTTTCTGCTTTAGTTAAAAACGATGTATCTAAAGAAGCAGGGTTGTCCTGTGTGTTAAGACCATTTAGTCCTATGTCAGTTAGAGGTTGGTAGGATATTTGTTTAGCCATTATTAATAATTAGTAGGTACAAACCAGTCTGTTTCATATTGTGTATTACCGCTATCAAGCATAATTGCTTGTTTGAGTGCTTGACTTGTTTCTTCAGCAGCTATAGATGATTGTGTACCGCCATCTTCACCTCTTTCTGCTATGGCTCTTGCCCATGCTCCAAGTACAACTGGTTTTGCTGGAACTTTGATTGTTGTTGCTGCTAAAGTCAGTTCATCTTGTGCTTTGATTATGTCAAAAGAAATAGTCTCAGCATTAATAGGAACAGGTGATAAATCTACTTTCAAATTATTGCTACTATCAGCACCGTTAAAACCATAGTAATGAGGCTCACCAGTAGGGTCTGTGGGGTACTTTACGCTGTTAAGGTAGCTTCGGCTTACCTGACACAATTGAGTGCCTGTAGTGTTGTTTATTGCATCCACAATTTTAAATTCCTGGCCAGAAGATAAATTGTAATTTTTAGTACCTGCTACTGTAGAAATATCGACTGTTTCTCTAAGAACTAACCAATCATGATAATTTTCTACAGATCGCTTGGCATCATTGACCATACTACCAATGACTTTTTGATAATCACTTACAGTTGATGAGTCATTGATATTGCCAGACCAATCAGTAAGAATCGTATCTTCTCTTAGTCTGATTAATACTTCGTTAATTAGTTCTCTATAAGTCATATTATTTCCCTTTTGCTAATTGCGCCCCAAAATAGAACTCTATAATCATGGTTGCCCATCCAAATATTTCATCCATTTTCAATACTGCTCCAGCTTCTAGCTTGACATATTCAATAACATCAGGAGTTAATTGAAATCCTAGTATGCTAAAGCCTTCTGTAGTTGTTGGCACAATAGTTGGTACATCAAAAAACACAGGTGCAATTTGTGTAAATATAATTAAAGCTAAGATAACAAATATAATAACTCTACGATTGAGAGCAGCCATAGGACTTTCTTTGTCTGCTCTATCTCTTGCTTGATTGATAGAATCATTGCGTGCTTGCAAATTTTGTATCATTAGCTTTTGGTTTTCTTGTGCTGCTTGACTTTTAAGTGCAAACAATTTAGCAATAAAGCCTAAAGCTATAGGTGCTACATTAGTTAAAAATCCAATCATGCGACTAACCTCAATACATTAAATATGCCAACTTCAGAAGCTAAGAAATAAGCAAAACCACCTAACAAGAAATATCTAATTTGATTAAGCATGTTAAATATCTTTTGTATCTTGGTATTTGTATCATCAATTTTGCTAAACAACTTTGCAATTTGCCCAGAGTGTTTATCTAGTTGAAGTTGAAATCTGTTTTCATCCATTATTTACCCCAATTTGTTCTAGCTTTATTTTGTGCTGTTTTACTGAGTTCTCCATAATGAAACAATTTTGTGCTAGAGGCAGTATGCGTTTTTCCAGAATGCAAAGTACCATCATTCATTTTGTGCATACCACCTGTATGCTCAGTTCCATCTTTTTTATAATGTTTAACACCTTTCATTTCTAGTAACCCTTTTTTCCTTTACCGCCTTTACCTCTACCTTTTGACATAATATCTCCTAGTTTGCTAGTGGATTATCTAAAGACTCTTGTATACGCTTTTCCATGTCTACTTTCGTCTGCTCTACCTTAATTTCAAAGCGATCTAATTTATTGTCGTAGTTTGTAAGTTTCGTATCTACAGACTGTAATTTAGTATCAACCTTTGACTCTAAGTTCCATTGACTGTTACGCAAATCAGTCATATCTTTTTTTAACTCAATTTTTATAGCGTTAGCGTGTTCTTCTATTCTCATAACATCGTTTGATGTCTTTTGCATTGAGGCACTTATATCGCCTAAATCTAAGGCTGCTAATGACTCAACCTTCTGGTACAAAAGAAAACCGCCATATAGTGTACCTATAATCGTTGAAATGAACGCAAATGCACCAACAATACTAGCACCACTCAAACGCAAACCAAATAGCCTTAACTTTCTATCTTTTAAGCCTTCGCCTTTGCTTACTAATTCTTCTAAGTCAGCCATCAGTTATTGAACGCTCCATCATTCTGTAATTGTTTTAGGTATTCAATTTCTTGCTTTAATCTTTCTACTTCTAGCCTTCTTCTTTGTAACTCTAACTGATACAGCGTATTACAATTAATTCTTTCGTTTGGTGCATCCAAAGGGATAATCAGCCTAGCATATAATCCTATGTCTTTAGTTTGTGGATCATCACCTTCTTTTCCTATAATTGGCACAACAGCATTATTAATTACACCTGTCATTCCAATCTCAAAGTTTGTACTACCGCCTATAGCATTTTTACAATCTAAATCACCTGCTCTAATACTGTCCGAACCACTTACTGAACTCATACTAGGTATAGAAAAACTCATTGAACTACTGTCTGCTATTACCTGTGAACTTAGTAATAATAAAACTAACCACCGTTTCACTTAAACCTCGAACAAATCTTAGACTCTACTATTGGCTTAAAGTCATCATTGCCTCTAAGTTTTGATGTTGTGCATATGTATTCTGCTAATTTTGCGTTTTCTTCATTAACATAAACATCAAACTCAACACGCTTTAAATACTTTATGTTTATTATCTTGTATCGAGTAACAAACGGTATTGGCTGCCATTCTTTGTCAAACACTCCGATCTGATACCACTCTACATCTGACCTTTTATTAAACACCTGCATTGTGGTCATTTTGGCACTCGGTATAAACGACATTTTCCACTTTGGATAAGTGGGTGTCATATCATGGGCAGCTACAGAACTACATAGCAATACCCATAGTATTACTGAGCGATACATTCAGCTTTTACAACTGCTGTATACGATCCACCAGGAAATGCTTTTTGTGACCCACCACCGTAAGTAGCAATTGAAGTAACATTAAACCAAGTTGTGCCTGCTAGTGTTAAATTATAAGTTCTCATTGCACCGCCATCTGCTGTTGTACTGGCTGCTTGATAACCACTCATACCAGAAGCACTTCCAGAGGCATATGCAACTGTTCCTGTCCATGTAACTGAATCACCTAAACTTGGACTTGAACTAAAAGAAGTAGGGTAACTTATCTGTGCTTTGTAAGCATTAGCCAAAGATGTATCAACACGAATAACAGGTACTTGACCATCACTTGCAGGTAAAGTCGTAAGCGTATACGCATTAGGGTTTCCGTAATAACCAACAGTATCAGTATTAACTGTACATCTTGATTCTACATTACCATTAATATTAGTATTAGCTTCAACTTTTTTTGCAAATAAAGAACACCCAGTTAGTCCTAATACTAAAAATAAAGTTATTAATTTGTTCATTTATACTGCTCCTGTATCATTTCGTTGTGTAATTGTTCTTGTGTTAAACTTCTAAAAACCAACCTGTTGTCTACTACCTTTCCACCATCTAACTGAGTTGTATCACGGTATACACCACCTGAAATCTGTGCTACATAATAAGAGTTAATATTTGTAGCTGTATTAATTTGTTTTAAGATAGATGCTTGTGATGCTGTGTTAGCTATAGTTAAGGCATTTTCTGTGGCTGCCATTGCTATTTCTAATCGTTCTCTTTCTTCATCTTCTTCTTCTGTTTCTCTTTTTTCTTTCTTTTTATCCAGAAGGTTGTCATCCACCGTTTCTGTTGTATCTTTAACAAACTCATCATCTAAAGCATCATATATTTCTATCTTAGGTATAACTGGCAATGGTGGTATGTAATTAGGGCAACTCTCA